TAGGATATAATATACAGAAGTTATGTGATCCAAGGAGAGTTGTCGATGCACTCCTCAAAGAAAGAGTCGTGGGGGTTGCAAATGGCCGTGCTGAGTTTGGTCCTCGTGCTTTGGGTAATAGAAGTTTACTGGCGGATCCACGGGAAGCTTCAACAAAAGACCTAGTAAACGAAATAAAGAGGAGAGATAAGTTCAGACCTTTTGCACCTGCAGTTCTTGAGGAACACGCTCAAGATTATTTTGATATGCCCAAACAATCAAGGTATATGTCCTATGTTTATAAATGTAAGCAGCAGAAGGCGATACCTGCCTGTGTACACGTCGATGGATCTGCTAGGGTACAAACAGTACCAAAAGACTCAGAGAGTATTCTAAGACCCATACTGGAGTGCTGGTACGAACGTACTGGATGTCCTGTATTATTGAATACATCTTTGAATATAAAAGGTAAACCTATGGTAAACACTATAGGAGATGCAATAGAATTTTCACATAAGTATGATGTCACTGTGTTTTAGTGGATGTAGCATCACATGGGGTGATGAACTAAAAACGAGGTATATTGAAAGATATAGCACTCTTGTGTCAAAACACTATGACACGAAACATGTAAATCTGTCAGCATGTGGTATCAGTAACGATACCATTGTAAGAAATACAATAAACCACTTACAAACTACAAAACATGATGTGGTGGTGATACAATATACTGTTCATCCTAGAATAGAGTATTTCAATGATCAAACTAATATGATAGAGCATTGGACACCACAGGATGCAAAAAAGTCTCAAAAACGTAGAAACTACTATTTGTCGGTTTACAATGATATTATGGCTGCTGAAAATATGTGGAAGAATATATTCTTATTTGACTCATATTGTAAAAGTGTTGGTCAAAAGTATGTGTCTTTGATTGCAGATCACTTTGAACGTATTATTGTCAAACCTGAAAAATATTACAATGGACATATTGGACATTGGAGAAGAATGTTACCAGATTACACTCCAACTTACATTCAGTATCATTTACTTGGCATGCAACATCAGCAACCAGAAAACTATGCACAAGGTATGAATGGTGGACACCCAAGTGCAGAAGGACACAAAAAAATGGCGAATAAAGTTATTGAGTTGATAGACGCTATATAAAGTGTTATAATGATTATGACTGAACTCTAATTATGGCTAAAGGATTTAAGGTGGTGTCTAAACCACCAATTGAGAAGAAAGATGAATTTGACATCGAAGCAGCAAAACAACTTCTAAAAGGCAAAAGTGTTGTTTTCTGTTTACCTGGTAGAGGTGTATCATACATCTTCCTAAAGAATTTCGTATCACTCTGTTTTGAGTTGGTACAGAACGGAGCAAATATACAGATAGCACAAGACTATAGTTCTATGGTGAACTTTGCAAGATGTAAGTGTCTTGGTGCAAATGTGCTTAGAGGACCTGATCAATTACCTTGGGATGGCAAACTCGAATATGATTATCAACTATGGATTGATAGTGACATAGTATTCTCTAATGAGAGTTTCTATCGTGTGATTGCCATGGATAAAGACATAGCAGGTGGTTGGTATGCAACTGAAGATGGTAGAACTACATCATGTGCTCATTGGTTGGAAGAGGATGATTTCAAAGAGAATGGTGGTGTTATGAATCATGAGATGGTTGAAGGTATTGTCAAAAGACGCAAACCATTTACTGTTGATTATTCTGGGTTTGGTTGGTTGCTTATCAAGAAAGGTGTCTTTGAACACAAAGAGATGAAGTATCCTTGGTTCGCTCCACAGATGCAGGTATTTGATTCTGGTGAAGTACAAGATATGTGTGGTGAAGATGTATCATTCTGTCTTGATGCAATCAAAGCAGGTTTTGAAATATGGATAGATCCACAGTGTAGAGTCGGACATGAGAAATCTAGAATCATATAGATATGGTGACAGCAAGTGCAATACACATGGACTTATATGACATATACATCAAAGGATCGCTAGAGTTCGAGTCAATCACAGAAGAAGAAATGGAGGAAAAAATACAAGAACTGGCAGAAGATTATTACAAAGAAGGGTTCCCACATCCAGACGAAATAGAGGTTAGATACCTTGGACATGAAGAAGACTCTCAATGAGGGTCTTTTTTTTGCTCTAAATAATGATAAATATACCCAGACTATAAAGATCTAGTGCCAGCACAGAAGTTTTCTCAAGGTTTCAAAGATATATCTTTGTCCTTTAAAAAACATCCAGTAACAAGAGACATTCTTCAATTGAGAAATGAGGATGCCATCAAACGTTCTGTGCAAAATTTAGTTCGTACTATTAGAGGTGAAGTTTTTTTCAACGAACTTATTGGTACAAGAATCAGTGGATCGCTCTTTGAGTTGGCAAATAGTGATTATATCGATCCAATGAAAACAGAGATAGAGACTGTTCTCAAAAACTTTGAACCAAGAGTAAAATTGACTGGTGTAGATTTCAAATCTTTTCCTGATCAAAATGCAGTAGATGTCACAATAAAATATGACATTATCGGACTGTCTGCTCCTACACAATCTGTCAACTTCATACTAGAACCAACAAGGTTATAATGGCACTGCAACAATTTACAAATCTAAACTTTGAGGATATAAAAACCTCAATCAAAGATTATTTAAGACAAAACTCAAATTTCAGTGATATGGATTTTGAGGGGTCAAACCTTTCTGTCATTGTAAACCTACTTGCATATAATTCATATACTTCAGCATATAATACTAACGCAGTTGTAAACGAGACATTCATAGACAGTGCTACACTAAGAGAAAACGTCGTATCATTAGCAAGAAATATAGGTTACGTTCCACGCTCAAGAAGAGCAGCGAGAATGGTCATTGATTATGATATTACTGGTATTACTTCTACAACTGAAACCATAACATTCCAACCAGGTTTGATTGGTAATGGGTCAGTGTCTAATGTCAATTTCCTATTCTCATTGCCTGAGAAAGTTACAGCTCCAGCGTTTGAAGGAAGAGCATCTGGTAATTTCGAGGTCTACCAAGGACAATATCTTGAATCTAGATTTGTTGTCAATGACTCTTTACCAAATCAAAGGTATATACTACCCAATAATGGTGTAGACACATCTACCATAAGAATTAACGTAAAAGAGAATAACGCAAGTACAACAGTAACAGAATATAAGTTAGTTGATAATATAATAGGTGTTACATCTACATCAAACATATATCTCATACAAGAAACGACAGATGAGAAGTATGAGGTGCTATTTGGTGATGGTATATTTGGACAGAAGTTGAATAATGGTAATGTCATAGAGATATCTTACATAAAGACAGAAGGTAAAGAAGGAAATGGTGTATCTAGATTACAATTCTCTGGCACAGTGACAAATGAGAACGGTGCTACAGAATCTAGCTTGGTTTCATCAATCAACCCACACTCACCTTCACAAAACGGGGATGATATAGAGGATATAAGAAGCGTCAGATACTATGCACCTAGATTGTACTCTTCACAGCATAGAGCAGTCACAGCGAACGACTATGAGGCAATCGTGCCATCTGTGTATCCCAATATAGAATCAATAAGTGCATTTGGTGGTGAGGAGTTGACACCTCCTAAGTATGGTAGGGTTTATATTGCTGCAAAACCAAAGAACGGATCATTCTTATCAGAATTTACAAAGAAACAGATACTATCATCTCTGAAGAACTATTCTGTGGCAGGTATAGTGCCAGAGATCATTGATTTGAAATTCTTGTATGTAGAACTTGATTCTTATGTGTATTATAACTCAAACTTTGTTGGTGATACGCAGAACTTGAAAACAGATGTTATAAACGCAATGAGTTTGTTTGCAAGTGGTACAGAACTCAATAAGTTTGGTGGTAGATTCAAATACAGTAAAGTTTTATCACTTATTGATAGAGTAAGTGACTCTATAACATCGAATATAACAACAATCAGAATCAGAAGAAACCTAGTAGCACAGTTGAATGTGTTTAGTCAGTATGAGATATGTTTTGATAATACCTTCCATAGAAATGAGTCATCTTATAATATCAAGTCCACTGGTTTCAATATATCTGGTGTATCTGGTACAGTGTACTTCTCTGATCAGCATGTATCTGGTGACACAGGTAATCTCTTCCTATTCCAACTTGACTCTGATACTAATGTCAAGATTTTATCTACCACTTTTGGATCTGTAGATTACAAGAAGGGAGAGGTCATAATTGACACAGTAAATATCACAGGCACAGTGTTGTCTGACAATATTATTGAGATACAGGCAATACCTCAGTCAAATGATGTATTAGCAAGAAAGGAACTGTATCTACAGT